GCCACCTTCTTCAAAGAAGGTTTTCGTGGAATACCACGAGTAAGAGCCAGTTACGTGCTCTCCGAATTTTGTTTCGAAATCTTCAAGCGAAGTGACGGCTACTGCTACAGAGCCTTTTCCACGTTCTGCCGTACCCAAAAGAAAAAAAGTGGCTGCGGGAGCAAGCCCAGTATTCACTGCACCTGTACGAACTGCTGTTGAGATTGTTACGCCGGGCATCTAGCACCCTCCATTTGGGTTAGAGAAGTTTCTGTAAAACGAGTATACATTACTTAAACTGTCTAAACAGAAACACCATTATTTGATGTGGTTATTTGTTCTGGTTCTTCTTTATTTTCATCCACAGCAACTTGACCTTCTGTGCCCGAATTTAGGGGATGCTCGGTTGATGCTGATGAAGATTTCTTTTTTTTTGGACTTACAGCAGTTTGAGCGCTAACTTCACCCTCAAGCAACTCCAGTAAACCCGCTTCAATAAGGGAAACGACTTCTTCGGTTTCTTCAACCCAAGCAGCAGTTTCACCAGTCAACAAATGACCCTCTTCGGAAACATCAAGATACCCTTTGGTTTTATTCCAAACACGAAGAGTCCCCTTGTGACCTACCTTGTCGTAACTTGGTTCCATTAGTAAGTTGCTCCCGTATTGCGCATGTTGTAATTTTGAATTTCATAGCCATCTATAGCCGCAATTTGGTCTCTATAAATGACTTCGTTCAATATTAAATTGTAGCCTAAATAAGCGCCCGCTAATACTCTGTCACCTTTAATGAGGGTTAAGTCAGAAAACTCCTCAGTAATAGAAGATTCGTCAACCATTACGTCGGCATCAAATGTGCTGTCGTATCGTGTCAAACAGGGTTTATCCATCAGCGCCGACCTGACAACCGTTGTCAACCTATCTCGCATTAATGTGACGGCTTCAGAACCCTCGGTTTTCGTCCAAATATAGGTGCGCATATTGTATGTAACTCTATATAAGGGGTCACCCTGTCCGCCTTGCATCATGCGCTCAAAGGGTGAACTTGATAAACACACCGTAATGATGCTCGGCCAGTGGTCAAGAGCAATCGGTTCATAAGTGAGGAAAAATTCAGGTGTTGGCAACTCATTTGAGTCAAGATTCCAACCTGAGCGATAGCGGTTTATTCTGTTCGGCAAATCGCTATTCAAATATGTGTTGACGTAGTACTTAGCCCACTGTGCCCCATGCATCAAGTCTGTTACTGGTGTGCTCATTTATCTTGTTCTTCCGTCTGAAACATAATCTGCTGCCAATATTGCAAGGCGCTCAGCAAATTGCTTTGGTTCGTAAACAATCTTTCGTTTGGGCATCCTAGTGGTTCCGTATTGATGGAATTTCGCATACTCCAAATCGGTACCAAAAGTTGCTGATTTCATTCTGATGCTATTCGCAGGACCATTGAGAGACCGTAATTCCCTGAACAGTTTTCCAGACGCCACCATAATTGGGGCACCTGGAAATTTTGTTGCTTTCCATGCCGCGTAACGAGGTTTAAGAGGTGACCATCCGCCAACAGGCAAACCGTTCCGTGCAAAGTTTTCCGCATTTGCTCTTTCTAGTTCCCTTTTAGCCCAACGGAAAATAGGACGAAAATCTCTAGAACGACGCTCCATAGCGTTCATTCTTGCGATAGCCGCTCGGGCATCAACCTTGATTCTGATTCTTAAATCACCAGGCACGATTTACCCAATCCTGTTTCTGCGCCACCGTTTCACAGACATCAATTCTTTTTCCAAGAAACCCGTTTCCTGTAAAGCAACTTCACGAGCGCCAAGGTCTTTGATGCCCACAACATCGTCGTGCATGTTTTGTACTTCTCGAGCAGCGGCTCGAAGAATCATTAATTTAAACATTTTGATTCCGTCTCCAGCCAAACCAGCAGTGTAGGTTATGGTCACATTGTCGTTTGCGTACCCGCGGTAATAATCAATGCCGTATGTGCGAACTGTGTAGTCATATCCGTATGCATTGGCGATACCTGCCTGAGCGTAAGTACCTGCTGTGAGACCACTCTGCACAACAGTAAAAGTGTTGGTGGCAACAGCAGTAATCACCTTTGAAGTTAAATTCAATGCGCTGCTGGACATCCCTGTTATGGACACTGTTTGACCAACAGTCATACCGTGGCTGGAAGCAGTGTAAGTAACATTGGAACCCGCCACCGTTGCTGAACTAACTGTTGCTTGCCTCTTTAGTGCTTCACCTAAAGTTTGTTGAACTTCTGAAAGATTCTTAACAGTTACGCTTTGAACAGAAAGAACTGGGGAGTTCTTCAAATAAATTGTTGGAGGTGGTGTGCCGTAGGTGATAATTCCTGCAGCGTCAATATCTGTTGAAGAGTACGCATCGTTAAAAAGACTTGTGCTCATTGGCAAACCAACATGGTCAGACTCAAGAACGTGTGTCTCTACGAATGATGCAACCTCAATGGGTCTACGCAGATATGTTTCCAATTCGCTTTGAAGACCATCAATAACAAATTGAGCAGCGTCTTCTTGCCTATTAGAAAAACTAATATCCATGTAAGTCTTTAGATCGGACACCGTCACTAAAGCCATCGGTTACCTCCGATTGTTAGCGACGACTATTGCGGCGTCTTTCGAGCCTGTTAGCGACACCACGAGCGACACGGGCAAGAGCGCCCCTGATTCCGCTCCTACGTGGAGAGCCACCTCTTGGCGTAACATTCCGTGGATTGCCTGCGTTGCGACCTGCACGACCCGCTCCTCGTGCTGTTCTCTCGGCTGCTCGCCCACGCCTTGCGGCATTACGGGCGCCAGCAACAGCACCACGGCGTTGCCTTCGTGCCGCATTTAGTTCTGCCTGACGACGACGGTAATATCTGGCGTTGCCAGGAACATTGCGACCACCCACACGGCGAGGGCGACGAACGAAACGGGCACGTCGGACTACATTGCCTCCAGTGTCTACGTCTGTTCGGAACTCAACGTCTTCTGTTGATCTTGGTCGTGGCATCAGTACTCCTTGAAAAGGACTACCCGAATTTTACCACATAAGAACTATCGGCAATATTTAGCGGTCTTTATTAGGAGGTCTCTCAATATTGACGAAATCTTCCGTCACGGGTTTTGCTACCTCAATCGGAACCCAAGCACGAGAATACTCGTATTTCTGCCAATTCTTCTTCTTGAGCAAGCCGTCGGACATCAGAAGGTCTATCTCGTCGTCATGCATTAAAAGAACATTACTTAAGTCGTTTTCTTCATATTTGCCCGATGCGACTATCCGTTTCACCAACCTGCTTAAGGCATACGAGTTGACCGAGCCCTTCGCCCTGTTCAGCCTCACATGCATAACCATTGCATCGATTTCATCCACATCTTGATACAGGACTGGGATGGAACTGCCATGTTTCTTCAAAAACTTTTCTTCATTAATGGAAATTAGATAACGCTGATAGCCGTCAATAATTGTGTTGTCTGAATATTTCACGACAAGAGGCTGAAGCCATCCGTGTTCAATCATGGACATTCTAAGCAACATTTTTTCTGGTCTCAGAATGCTCGTCGCTCCCCACGAAGGTATTTTCAAAACCTTGTTTTCTACTTCTGATATGTTCATGCTAATAATCCTCTCCTGCCTCTATGGCTTTGAGCCTCATTGTGTGTGCTCTTGTTTTGGGTCCTACAGGAGTTGGGGTTGACTGATGGAATTCATTCAACATCAAAGTTCTTATTAGGTACTCCAAGGGAAAACCGTGAGGGTCTACTGTTCGCTTTTTGCGGAAAGCAGAAGCAAACTTTAGCGCATCTAAACGAATACCTGGCGTCAACATGTGGTCGTCTATGCAATCAGAAACACCGTCCCACCCGTTCGCCGCATAGTTTGAAATAAGTGTCTCAATATCAAAATCAGCCCAATACCTTCTCTGCGCATCTATCTGCGGAAAACAACGAACAAGTTGGTCGTAGAACTCAGGTTCAGTTGCAACCACATCGCCTATTCTCCGAATGGCTACAGAATGAAGCGGTATGCCAACTCGGCTATTGCTTCCAGTCAACTCTGCCAAGTCGTAATACTCGCAATAATCTGCCTTATGCTCATCAATAATGAACTTGAGAACATCTTCCGTAGTCCAATCGTAAATAACTTTGGCGAACTTGAGAGGTATTGATTTAGGCAACAAAAAGGGCGAAACAATGTAGTTTTCGTGCAATTTCTGCACACACGACCTATACCTAACCATTGATTCATTAGCCCTCACTCCCATGACAAAAGCGGTTCTACCTTTTTTGCCCTGCATCGTGTAGTAGTCAACAAGATGAGGACAGGGTTTGGATGGGTCTAGACCAAAGTTCTCCGCCCTAATAGCCCATTCGGGCATTTCTCTTACTAGACGCCCATCTTCCCGTCGTTGTGGCGACCACAACAAAACATATTCCCGTCTTCCCAAAACCCAAATCTCTTGACCTGATGGTAAGCAATACCACTCCATGTCAACCCAGTCGTATTGACGAACTTTTTCTACAAACCTGATTACGGACGGGCTAACCATTTCTTCATCACGAAAAATAACTTTTACTTTTCCAAGATTTCTTTCTTCATGTATTTCCTTCGCCAAATAAATTATGGCTGTGCTGTCTTTCCCGCCAGAGAATTGGTAGCAGACAGTGTCAAAAGTGTCGTAAACATGGCGCAGTCTTTCTCTAGCCGCATCAACACAAGATGTGTCAAGAAATAGTCGTTGGCGAGTCAAAAAACCGTTTCCTAGTCTTCAAAATCGTCAAAGTTATTTTCTAGGGTAAGGTTCTCAAACTCCCATTTTCCATCCAATGATGCATGAAGGGCGTAGTCAATCTTTGTCGGCTCCATCTCGAAATCTTGCATTAGCGACCACCATTTGGTTATAGCCCGACGATAAAAATCTTCTGTGGGATTTGCGGACTGGGAAGCAGCCAAAGCCAATCTAGTGACCTCATCAAGTTTCTCGGTTACAAAAAATCTGAATCTGTCAATCTTTGACCTGCGGACGGCAGAGTTAGCCGAAGTTTCAGCAAGAAGAATCGCTCCCTCTGCACCCAATTTTTCATATTGACTAAGACGAATCTTTTCCTCTCGGTCAATACCGACTATTTGCTCTTCTAGGTTTTGGGAAAGATACTGCAGAGCGCGTCTCCATCGCTCCAAGTTTTCTGGCATTGCCAAATATTTCTTTTGTGCTTCGGTTGCTTTATTTTTAACTTCCTCTGCGACAAGTCGAGAGAATGCTTCATCGTTCATTTCTTTTTGCTCCATGCAGGACATATAGGTTTAAAGTGACACCATCCGCACAATACCCCAACTTTGGTCTCAAAAACCTCTGTTTGGCATCGTTCGTCTATGGCATTTCGTATTTCCACCAACATTGACTTGATTCTATTTATATCTTCTTTTGTCGGGTCTTTGGTCAGTTTAACTCCGTCTTTGATATAGAGCAACTCCAAAGTCCCTATCTCCTTGTCTTCAATTTCTGACAAGATAACCGCATAGATAAGTAATTGGTCAAACTTGTCATCTCGAAATCGCAATTGGGGAACTTTCCCTGTTTTGTAATCTCCAATATTTATTTTTCCTTCTTTGACAGCCCACCTGTCAATAAAACCTTTAATTTGCACACCAAGAACAGAATGATTTAATTCGGTCTCAATACCGTCAAACTCGATTGCGTCAGAAGGTTCCATTTTCATCAAGTTTTCTATACAGTAGCGAGCCCTTAATCTGAACTCGTTTATGCGAGATTTATTACCGTGATAAATGTTTGCAACATCATCGGAATACTGTTCCCAAATTGAACGGAACAAATTTCTTGCACCAATAACCGTTCGTTGGGAAGGCTCAAGACGATAAAACTCTTCTAAGATAGAATGCACATAATTGCCAAGCAATGTGTGCTCTGTGGCTGGTTCTTTAAGCCCGTCAATCCGAGAAAGTTTGTACTTATACGGACATTGCTGAAATGTGCTTATTGAACTTGGCGAGAGATATTCGGGGGCGTTAAGCACATCAGTCAATATCTTTACGGGGTGGCATATCAGGAGATTGAGTTTTCTTTGGTGTCTTAGTCTCCACGACCACCGAACCCTCAAACTGATAAGACATTAATTCCGCAATGAGAGCGTCAAGTTCTTCTTCAGTGAATTCTGAAGGCTTAGGAACAGGGCGACCCCCACCGTAATTAGACCAAAAGTCTTTTATCTTTGCTTTGTTCTCGTTCTTTGATTCAAGCAATGTTTTGAAATGTGAATATTTAGGAGAAATAACGGGCGCCAAAGGGGCAACCGTGGTGGCTTCCATCGCCTGCTCTATCTCAATTGCTTCTTCAGAGCGAGCAAGATACAAGCCGATACCAAGAGTTTGAACTGCTTTCTTTAAAGCGTCAGAGACGGCACCCTTGACTTCGTCGCCGATGTCAACGGGTTCACCGTTTTTGGAAATCTTGATTTTTTGTCCACCGACACCATCTCGAGTAACGGTGTTTCCCTCAATTGTCGCCACAACAGAAACCTGAGCGACGATTGATGTCCCCAACTGTTGCCAATTCTTCACCGTGAATGACCAATTTTCCACACCGACAACTTTGTTCATGCGATTAATCACTTCGCTAACTGGTACATAAACCAAGTTTGCGCCACCTTTGTTCAGGCGCTTTTCCATTTCTGGTGGAAAAGATTCTGTCAGTTGAGCATAGACATTATTCATGACTGTTCCTTTCTTACAATGATGCTTGTTTTGAGTTCGCCGACTTCACAATATTGGTCTGCGTTGATGCCTAGTTTTGATAACTCTTTAATGCGCCAATAGGACGGCTGTAGGTAGTCAAGGAGTTTCATAGCCACCTCATCGGCAGTCAGAACAACTTCTCCCGTATCCATGTCAACAGACAAGTCGTTGAGTCTGCGCAAAACTTCGGAGGCGAGGTCTTCGTGCTTCCAACCTTTGCGGTCAAACGCCGATTTCTTTTCGATTTTCTGCCCGTTTGATGCCG